TCCAGGGATAGAGGAATAACCTCCAGATTGAGCAGCCCCCAGCGACAGCGCTAGTGTCATAACGCCGTCGCCAGACTCAACCATAGATCTGACTGTTTGTGGGCCAGCCTAGCCCAGGGAATCTCGGAAATCCCCCACCGGGTGGGTTTTCAGACGCCACCGGTCTAAATTTTTGGTTCCAACGCAGAACGTGTCTGTCCATTGGTATATTGCTCGGTTTCCTGAGCTGGTATTGGTCGATTTGTCCGTGTTTTATATCGCGTCGCGATAGTACCTCATCCGTAATTAACGTCGCGTCGCGACTAGCCTTGACGTTAAAGCTTAACGCTTCCCTAGTGTTAGGGGTTTTAAAGATCAGTGTAACGGGCAGGAGCCGCGCGAAACGCCGATTCAGAAATTGAACCCATAGAATCCAGGTAAAAGACGAGTTTCTGACCAGCCATTGCACTGATCTTGAAGAGGTAATCCATTAAGGCAGTGGATGCAAGATTTTCAATCAATGAATGTGTAACTGTAGACGTTGCATAATGAGGTCCAGATAGCGACGTCCCCTTAACCCATAAGTCAAGCAATCCCTCATAGGGTTTATCAAACACTATTTCGCTGTTGGTAGCTGTGCTGTTGATGTGACACACACCCGTCCCCACCAAGCTCCCAATAGTTGTCTGTGTGGATCCAAGGAGTTTAGCCGCCGTGCATGTGGGAAGGTCGTTGGCGTAAGCACCGCCAGCAACATTGCCACCCATGTTAAGTTGCGGATCGAACAATTCCATTGTGTAAGACGCATAGACATGTCCGAAGGTAGCAGCTCCCATGTCTGCCATGCAGACATACAGACTCCCGATATCATAGGTTTTGATATCACCAGATTCAACTCCCATACGCGTGAACAAAGGCCCACGTCTAGAGAGAGATTGCCTAGCGCAGTGTAGTGTGTGTGGTTGCCATGCTGCGCCGTGAATTGATGCTGCATTAGATGTAGCTTCAACTAGAGAACCAGGGCCTGTGTCTGCAGCGTCCCAGTCCACAACCAATGCTACCACTCCAGCGCTTGCGCTGGAGCAAGAGGGCACATAATCGAAAGATAGATCTCGAAATATGTAAGTTTCAAAATTGTTGGCAATCCATGAGCTCCAGGGAAAAGTTGCAAACAACCCTGGATTCAATTCAACACACTTGGTGTTGAATGCCAACCCGGTTGAAGTCACATCAGCGACCATCTCCCGATGAGTCACAAATGATGATGCTCCACCCAATGTGGACGTAGTTGGTTTGTAAGGTACAGCCACTGTCAAGGCCATTGGTGCTGATGTCGTAGGTCCCATCTGCCGATTCTTTCGCGATCGTCGTTGCGAGCGGGGTTGACCGCCATTACCATTCACGTTACGTCGAACGGTTCTACGGGCCTTTTGGCCAGTTGAAGATTTCTTCATTGGATACCCGGAAATCAACGGGGACTATACATCCTACAGTACGTCAATGCGCTGATCCGTGTAGTCTCTCGGCATTTAAATTTAGCACGGAATTATTGAGCTCATCCAGCATAGATAGCCCCGTAAGGCAATCTATCCAGTAGAACACCGTTTTGGATCATTATCTGTAGAACCCAATTCTCGGTTTAACGACATGAGCTGGTCGCTAACCCAGTAATCCTGGGTTAGTGTCAGTATCCACACTCAAAGGCGTGCTGACGAGCACGCGAACGGTACTGACGTTCGCGTCGCAGGCTCGTGATAAACCTGCAAATCCTCTAATTTCATTACTCGGAACTGTTCTTCTAACTCTATCTGTACATCTGGTAGAACCCCAAATGCGTTATAGAACGAGACACGTGCTTCTACGGTGATTGACAAATATTTAGGACTTAATCCATACGCCAATCTGGCCATCCCGGTCTCAAACACAGGATCCGTCAGCGGCGTCCCCTTCGCTGACCGACGTAAGGCTTCGTAGTATTCCTGCAACACTGGCATACCACAAGTCAACGCCAAACCACAATCACCAATGGCACGAAAGTACCGAGGATAAACTTCAGGATGTG